CGGACGGATCAGACGTCCCGCCAGTCCCCGTCGTGTCCGCGACCGCAGAGCGCGGCTGCATGTCGAGGTAGGCCTCGCGCAACCGTTCTGCCGCCTCGAACTGGTAGCTCGTGATCCGGTCGCGGATCGTCTCCAGCGGCCACTCGAACCGGTGCGCCACCGGCTGCGCCGGGCTGATCTCGATCGTGCGCGGGGCGCTCGTGGCATGCCGCCGGCGCTCCGGCGTCGGCGCGGTCGGAGACTGCCCCGTCCGCATGCGGTTGCCGACCTGGCGCAGTTTCGCGACGTTGCGCTCCGCCTGCGCAATCGCTGCCTTGTCATCGGCAACGAGAACGTCGACGTCGATCCCCAGCTCGTCGCGCAGGGTCTTGTACGTTCGATTGCGGATTACGCGCAGGCGCTGCGCCTGGCGTTCTTCCTCGGTGAGTTTGCGCTTCGCCCCCATGGTGCCCCCTTTAAGCCGCGGCTGAGCGCGGTGATTGCTCGCCCAATTCGCAATAGACCTGCTCGACATCGATCCCGTAGCGCTTGGCGAGGCCGTTCACCGACCATCCCTTGGCGCGCAGCTTGCGCATCTCATCTCGCTCGCGGTCGGTGACTTTGGGCTTCGTCTGCTGCATGGCTCCCCTCATTGGTGCGTAATCTGGCCGCGATAGATTTCGCCGAAGCGGTACTCAGCGACGAGTTCCGCCGGCATCAAGCATTCCTCGTCACCCGGCGGCGCGGTGAGTTTCCACCACGGCCACGTGCCGTTGGGGTGCAGTGCCTCGATGGCGGCGCGCCAGCGTTCGATGGGGAGCGCGCGCAGGGTTTCTTCCTTGCCGCGCCACCAGCCCCATCGTTCGCCATTGGGGCCGCGCAGCGCCTCGCGTGGATCTACAAACTCATCCTCGTAGCGTCGCTCGGACAGCCACCCCTGCGGCCACTTGATGTGGCGATCCTCACGGCCCTCGGCGGCGCACTCGGCGGCGTAAGCGGTCGCCGCTGCGATCGCGCGCTCGGCTGCCTCCGGGCTCAGCGCCTTGAACCTCTCGCGCGCCTTCGGTTTGCCCTTCCGCAGCGGGTAGGCTTTCCAGAAGCGGTCGAATTGCTCGGCGGTCGCTTTGGGTCGAGGCGTTGCGCGTTCTCGATTGCGGTTCTCCCCCTGCAACCCCCTCTCCACTTGCTCAACAGTGGTTGTTATATTTAACCTATCCCCTTGGTAAGTATTAATATTATTACTCTCCGCGTGCGCGCGAGAAGGCGCAATAACCCCCGTAACTTCTGCGGGGGTTTCTGTTGAAACGGGGGTAATTTCTGCGGGGGTTTCCTCCGAAAGGGGCGCAACTATTGCGGGGGTTTCGCAAGAATTACGGGGGTAAAACTTGCGGGGGTTTCTCGGGGAAACGTCCGTAAAAGTTACGGGGGTTCCGGCGATGGCTGGATGGACCTGGATACCCCTCCCGCGACCGCCCTCACGCTGTGTGACGATCACCCATCCGTTGTCGGCGAGCATCTTCTTCCATTTGTCGAACGTGCGATCGTACATGCCCGTCAGCATCGACAACTCTTCGTTTCCGGTGACGTCGAAGACGGCGGCGTAGATCGCGAGCGTGCGCGCTTGGTACGGCACCTTGACCGCCGCCATACGGTGCAGCCATTCAGCAAAAGGCATGCGCAGGGCGTTGCTCATGGCGAGGCGTGCTCCCGCGCCAGATCGGAGAACCGCGTCAGCTTGCCATCAAAGGCCATCTGCACGACCCCCGTAGGCCCGTGGCGCTGCTTACCGATGATGACCTCGGCCTTGCCGGCGGCGCGCTCCATATTGCGCATCCACTCGGCGGTCTTCTCCATGTCCGATGGATCGGGCTGCTGGCGCTCGACGTAGTATTCCTCGCGATAGACGAACATCACGATGTCGGCGTCCTGCTCGATCGAGCCCGACTCGCGCAGATCGGAAAGCTGCGGACGCTTCTCCGTGCGGCCCTCGACGGACCGGTTGAGCTGCGACAACGCGATGATCGGCACCTGCAGCTCTTTCGCCAGCGCCTTGAGGCCGGTCGTGATCTCTGTCACCTCCTGCACCCGCCCGTCGCGGGCGCGCTTGTTGCCTGCCATGAGCTGCAGGTAGTCGATGACGATCAGCTCCGTGCCGTGCTTGCGCTTGGTGCGCCGGGCACGGGCTGAGAGCTGGGCGATGGAAAGGCCGCCGCTTTCGTCCGTGATGAGCGGCGTGTCGGCGATCTTGCGCTGTGCCTCGATGAGCCTGCGCATGTCGTCCTCGCTGCAGTCACCGCGCCGCAGCTTTTCGCTCGAGATGCCGGAGACGCTGGAGAGGATGCGGAGCGCGAGCTGCTCGGCACTCATTTCCAGCGAGCGAAAATCGACCGCCAATCCCTGCCGGGCGACGTTGTAGGCGATGTTGGTAGCGAGGGCCGTTTTGCCCATCGAGGGACGGCCGGCGAGGATGATGAGGTCGGACTTCTGAAGGCCGCCGAGCTTGTTGTCCAGGTCGTCGAACCCCGTCGAGAGCCCGCGCATGCGCCCGCCGCTCCGGTAGGCGTCGTTGGCACGCTCTACCGCCTGCAGCGACGCATCCGCGAACGTGATCTCGTCGCGGACGTTCCGGCCTTTCTCGGCAATCTCGAACAGGCGCGCCTCGGCATCCTCGATGAGGGATTGCGGGGCTACGGTGGCGGAAACGTCATAGGCGCTGTTGACGACATCCTCGCCGATGACGATGAGGGCCCGGCGGGTGGAGAGATCGACGATGGCCCGGGCGTAATCGACCGCGTTGATGATGGTCGTCGCCTTGCCTGCAAGAGTGCCGAGATACTGCGGCACACTGAGGCCGGAGGATACATCTGCGGCATCCTCGAAGTAGGTCCGCAGGGTGAGCGGCGTAGCCGCCCGCCCCTTGCCGACAAGGTCAGCGATCACATCGAAGATCTGCGTGTGCAGGCCGTCGAAAAAGTGATGGCCGTCAATGATGCCGGCGATGCGCTCGAACGTAGCGTTGTTGATCAGCAGCGCGCCGAGCAGCGCTTGCTCGAGTTCGAGGTTGAACGGCGGCTGGCGCATCTCAGCGTCGGGGTTCGCCATCTCCTGCAGCGTGAGGCTGTTCAGCATGCCAGCCCCCGAAAAGTTACTGGCAAGCTATTGCGGGCGCGCCGCGCGCGTCGTATAAACACTTCGCATCCTTTCAGCTTCCACGTCGGCGCCAACCGACCCGAAGCACCCGATTTGAAACCGCATCGAAGCCTCGGATTACAGGTCCGGGGCTTCCTTCGTTTTGGGGGACGCAAACGGACGCAACTGCTTCGTATCCGCGTCAAAGCGGTGGAACGCGAAGCGGGAAACAGGCCGCAAAACCTCGATCGCGCGCGCAGCGCGTGGCAGCCGGCGGATGAACCCGCGCCGCTCCAAGCCCACCAGAAGCCGCTCGACGTTCGACCGGCTGCGCTGCTTCAGATGATCTGCGATCTCAGCGAGCGTCGGCGATACGCCCCCCGTGCGCGCATGGTGCGCCTCGACGAAAAGCATCACTTCGCGCTGCTGGTGCGTCAGCATCTATGCGGCCCTCGCGCTGTTCGGCAGGCGGTAGCTGTTCGAGCGCCAATCGCGCACCGGCTGCGGGATGAGCCCCGCGCGGCGCCACGCCGACATCCAGTCGCTCACCGTGCCTTCCGCGCGGCCCCAGCTCTCCGCGAGCGCCTGTTGCGAGGGGATGGTTTCGCCGCGTGAGAGCCGCGCCTGCAGATCGGCGAGGGCTTCGGCCTTCGCGACCTTCCCCGAACTGACGATCCGAACCGTTCGCAGCGGGCGAACCGAAGCGATGGCGGGTTCGGGTTCGGACGGTTCGGCTACGGGTTCGGCGAACTCGCCGTGATCTTCGGGTTCGACCGGCTTCGGCAATGCGGCGGGGGGTGGCGAACCGTTCGTGGCCCACGGGACTTTGATCGCCATGAACTGGCGCATGCCGAGGGCCTCTAGCTCACGCAGTAGCGTCGCCGGATCGAGCGGTGGCCATCCGTGCTTGTGCCGAGCGTCCTCGTAGTCGCGCGCCAGGTCCATGACCGGGAACGTTTCGCCCGGAATGCTCTCGCGAAGCAGGTCGCGATAGCCCTCTACCGCCGCCCGCGTTTCAGCGCGCGACGGACCAAACAGACGAGAATGAAAGCCCCCAATAATCATGCCCTCCCCCGAGGGTAAAAGGGCGGACTGCGACTAACACCGCAGCCCGCCAGTGAGACGGCCTAGGGAGACCGCTGCCGAAAGAGACATCCGGAGACGTCGGGAGGCACACGCGCGTCAGGGCATGGGCTTTCCGTCAACTCCGGAAGGGACGCAGACGCGAATCACTGAGCGGCATACTGTCTCCGGCTCGGTCAACCGGAGAGACGCATGGCGACTGAAACCTACGTGTGCCCGCATTGCGGGTTTGAGCTGACGCTTACGGTTTACGGGTCGCGGCACTCGACGCATCAGGCGCTGCCTGCGGACTGCGAGGCGGCACCGGCGCGGATGTGGACGGACTGCCGTCATCTAAGAGCGGCGTTTGAGCGCCCGGCACCTCAGAGAATTCGTCCCTCCGGTCGATCAAGATAACGGTGCGCAATGGCTCGCCGGGAGCACTGACGACTTCGGCCCAATAGACACGAATGCCGTTGCCGTCGGCGTCCATCAGGTCGGTGAAGATTTCGGCGATGCGCTTGCTGCCGTCGGGAAGCGTCTCCGTGCGCGTGCTGTAGACGGCTTTGCGATAGCGCCCGCAGCGCGCGCGATGCATGCGAGCGCGCGCATCGTCGTCCCGCAGGAGTCCCGCGCGCACGGTGCCGAGGTTTGCATTGATAGCGCTGATGTGAGGTGTGTCGGTCATGCGGCCCTCACTTCTCGATCGTCAGCGAAAAAATCAGGACGAAGTTCAGCGCGCGGTATGCCCGTAGCCTTTTCCACGGCGGGGCAGCGCTCCACAGGAACCCGCTCCCATTGCGAAACGGCCTGAACCGTGACCTTGATGTGACTGGCCAGCGCGGATATTGAACCCGCAGCGCTAATCGCCTTGGCTAGTCCATCGTCCCGATGTCTCTTGCGCTTCATGTGGTCATATTCAGGCTCGACTAGAACTTTGTCAAGCCGCACTTGAATAGCGACGTCCTTCCAATATAAGATGGTGCCGCAACCGTGGTCGACTGGAAGCGTGTTGGAAAGCTGATCAGGACGCTTCGGAAGGACCGTGACTGGTCTCAGAGCGTCGTGGCTGAGCGCACGGGTGTAAGCGTTCAGGCGGTCTCTAATTGGGAAAAGGGCGTCGATCTAAATCACAAGCGCGCGTTCCAATTGGCATCGATCTTTGACGTCGACATCCACATGCTGCTCTCGGGCGAATTGTCAGAACACAACGAGAACAGTACGATCACTGAAACCGGGGAAATCGGGGGTCGGATCGTGCCGAGATATAATATTGAGTTAGTCAAAAACCGTGCAATAACGAGCATGTTTGTTGAAAGGGTCAGGTCTCATTTTCCGTGCTCGGAGGAGAGCTTTTCATTGCTGGTGCACGACCGCGCCAACGAACCAAAATACCTGCCCGGGGACAGCCTCATCATCGATCCGGATATTCGACCGGAACCAGGGGACATGGTGCTTGCGGTAGTGCCGAGCGAAGATTTACCGGTAATCCGTCAGCTCAATGTATTGCGATCGGGCGTGGACCCGCTCTACGAACTGCGCCCGTTAAATGCGCCATGGCCGACGTATACCGTTGGTCAGGATGCAATCGAGGGCGTCGTCAGCGAGCACACCCAGCCTCGGCGCCGGTAAGCGCCCCCCCTAGGCCCCTAAAAAAGTTTTAAGCGCAGCTTGAAATGTGCTTGACTGATAATTCAAGCTGCGCTTTAACTCCTCCATCGCCTCACTGCTTCGGCAGCGGCGCAAGCGGGGAGGCGGCGGACGACCTAGAGGGCAGTCCGCCGCCGCTACCCCGGCCAACCAGGGGGATTTCATGGGCAAGATGGCGTCATCGGTTTTCGTC